TAGGTCTCCGACTTGAACACCGCCCCGGCGACCTTCCAGAGCTGCACGCCGCGGCGCAGTTTGCGCCCGGCCTCGGTCACCTCGACGTAGGTCGGTCCGTCGACCGGCGTGCTGCGATCGAACCCTGCCACACCCTTGATCGCGATCACCTGTCCGCGCCCGGCCGCCCGCACCCATGAATAGACCGCATCGGTCGTCACACCGTCGCCAGAGTCGATCGCCATCCGGGCCAACGCCATCCGGCAGCCCGAGGCATGTTCCCATGTCTGGCCCAGAAACTTCGACAGTTCCGCCCACACTTCCGGCCGGGCCGTATCGCCTTCCAGAACGACGTGATCGACCAGCCAGGAGCACAGATTGCGCCCCCAGCCCCAGACATCGACCTCGATCCGGTCGCGCTGCACATCCGCCCCGGCGGTCAGCAGCAGGACGCCTTCCGGCGCCACCCCAAGCTGCCAATCGGCGCGACGTTCATAGAGCCGCTGCCAATCCGGCGCCTCGCCGCGCTCCTGCCAAGTCTCTCCAAGGATCGTGTTCTTCAGCGTCTTTAGCGCGGCGTCATTGCCCAGCGCCCCTTCCCAGCCCCGGGCGATTTCCTCCCATGACAGCCACCCCAGCGGCGAATAGAGCCCGGAAATATGATACCCGACCACGCCCGCGGCCTTGGCCGCCGCCTGAACCCCTGGCGCGGCGGTCGCGATCCAGCCAGCCCCGTTCTCTTCCGCCATCATCCACGTCTTGTGCCGCTCGGCGATTGGTGCGTCGCAATGCTCGCAGAGATATTGCACCGTCTCGGCCTTGCCCGGCTCCCAGCGCAGGCGCTCGAATTGCAGCCATTGCAGCCCACCGCAATGCGGGCAGGGCACGTGATAACGCTGCTGATCCGACAATTCCCACTCCCGTTCGATCCGGCTCAATCCCTTCAGGGTCGGCGTCGAGGCCAGAAACACCTTGCTGCGATACCCGAAGCTGATGGTCCGGGCTTCGGCCAGGGCGATCGGGTCACCCTCGCCGTCAACATCGCCCGGATAGGCGTCGACCTCGTCCAGAAACACCCAGCGCGCGGGCATCGATCGCAGCCCGACGGCAGAGTTGGCGCCGGTCAGGATCAACTGGCCGCCGGGAAAGCGCTTGCCCAGAATGGTGTTCCCGGCGTCGCGTGATCGCGACGGCAGCACCAGCGCCCGCAAATCCGGGCTTTCCTCGATCAACGGGTCGATCCGTTGTTGCGAAAGACGCTTCGCCAGATCCACGGTCGGCTGCACCGCCAGAAACGGGCCGGGCGCGCGGTGCATGCAGAACCCAATCCAGTTGTTGCCCGCCTCGGTCGCGCCGACCTGTGCTGCCTTCATGAACACCACCCGCTGAGCTGGGTGCCGCGGCGACAGGGCATCCATCACGGCCTTCATGTAAGGCGTGCGCGCAGTGCGGTAGGGCCCGGCCTCCGACGCCGCCCGGGACGACAAGACCCGATGTCGGTCCGCCCATTGCGACACCGTCAGCGATGGATCAGGCGCAAGCCCGGCCATCCAGGCACGGCGCACCTCTTCGGCCCCGCCGAAGGTGTCAACGGAGTTCAATCTTCACCTCCGCCATTTCCGTCAGGTGCTGGCGCAGATAGATGTCCAGAACCTGCTCCATCCGATGGGCATCGACGCCCAGTTCCGCCGCCATGTTGGCGGCCACACGCGGCGGCCAGTTCAGCCAAGCATCGCGCTCGCGCCGCGCCAGATCGAACACCATCGCCGTGGCCCGGGCGCGGTCGATCACCTCGGCCTTCATCTTTTCCAGCCGGACCTTGGCGGTCTGGGCCTTCAGAACCTCATTCGCCATCCGGGCGCGCAGGAACGACACCTCGCCGCCGGTGGCTTCCTGGCTGCCCGGATCGGTTCCGGCATCGCGCAAGGTATCGGCCACGGCCCGGATCGCTGCCTGCGGCACCGGCTTGGTGGCCGCCGCTCGCGCCGTTCCTGCGGCCGTTTCCGCGCCCAGCTGCTTGGCATGTTGGCCCCGCTGTTTGGCCGGATCGGTCTGTGCGCCCCATTCGGCATCCGCCCGATCGGGGTCAATCGTCCCGTCCGGCAAGGTGGTAATCCGTCCGGTGGCAATCGCTTTGCGCACCGCTGCTTCCGAGACACCGCGCTGCGCGGCATAGCTTCGCCGGGACACTCCCATTTTGACCGAAACCTCATCTATTCAGTGACTTAGGAGTTGCTCTCTTTTGGTCTCAGCGGCTGTCTGCACCCATCGCAACGCAACGGAGACTGCCATGAAGACCGCCTTGAGCCCCCTGACGAACCACGAAGAGTTCTGCCTGAAGAACGCCGCCCAGTTTGTCGCCGCCCGGGGGCGCACGCCCGCAACCCGCACGCGAGAGCAATTCGCGACTCTGCCGGAGGCGCAAGCCTTTGGCGCGGCGATCGGCGACGGCCGCACCATGATCTATGCGGTCACCACCCTCGGCCATTCCGCCCACATCACCAACGCCTGAAGGAACCCGACCATGAAAACCAAAGCCCTCACCGCCTCGCAGATCGACACGCTCGCCCAGCGCCTTTCCGACACGCCGACCGAACCCAGCGCCAGCGCCAAGAAGGCAGGCGACAACTTCGCCCGCTTGCTGGCGGCAAGGATAGGTGACGAGCGCGCCGCCGTCGCCTTTACCTCGATCATGACCGCCGCCACCGCCGAGCAGGCGGAGGCCCGGCTGACCTTGGTGCTGGACTACGGCAACCCCGATCCCGCGGGGGAGGCGATCACAGCGGCGGGGGAAGAACCGAAGGCTGCGCCCGCCCCGGTGATCGGCAAGCGCCAAGCCATCCTCGATCAGATCCAGACTGGTGCGCTTCCAAACGCACCGGACTTCTCCAAACCGACCCACGCCCGGTTCCGTGCCAAGCTTGCCCAAATCGTTGCCTTGGCCGAAGTGGGCGACATCGCTGCACTGCAAGCCTTCGAGATCAATCCGGTTTCGTCGAGCCCCAAGGCCATTGCCCGCTACCGCGACCTTTGCGTGATCGCCATCACTGCCCGCGCGCAGGTGTCAGCATGAAGATCACCCGCGAATTTTGCCCCGGCGATCGCTACATCTACGATTTTGCGCTGTGCAGCTATGAGAAGGGTTGGGCGCAGGTCGATACGGCGCAGGATGCATCCTATTTCGGCACTTGGGCCAACCCGACCCGTTTGATGATCTTCAGCTATTGCGAAGGCGACACGACCTTGAAAGAGGCCGCGTCGCCCGAAGAGTTCGCCGTCGAACTGCGGGAGATTGACACTTGGAACCGGGCCAACGGATATTGCCCGGCGCGCATCGACCCGGGCTTCGATCCCGCCATGAAGGCAGCTTTTGTAGTCCTCGGCCTTATCGACTTACTGCACTGACGGGGCCTGACCAGGGCCGGGGCAGCGGCGCAACATTCCAGAACAGCACCCGCCCCGGACCGCGTATTGCCACGCACAACTCCCATGCCTTCGCGTCATAGTGCGGGTCTGCCGGGAACGGTGCGCCCATGATTGCCACTTGACTGAAGGAGCGCGGGTAAACGTAAATCCGCGCCCCGGCTACATCTTTCGGCATCAACTCCCGCCCGATCTGCACAACATGCCGCCGGGCCTTTGGCCATGCCAGCGCGAGGCCGCGCGCCAGAACACCCGATCCGGCCGCACACCACACTTCGTCCGGTTCAAGGCCAGTCAATCGTGCCGCTGCCGCAATTGCCTCGATGCTGCCCGGGATATCGGCCCCGAATGGGATCAGCGAGGCCCCGGTGTCGCGGCAATACTGACGCGCCCGGCTTTGCACAACGGTCAGGTATCCCGGCAAGACCGCCACGACCTTTGCACCGAGCCGGGCGGCTTCAAGCGTCCGGGCGTGTGGCTTGGCGCGCTGAGCCACGAAGATCGTGGCCTTCTTGCCCAGTGCCCGGGCAACATGTGCCAGGGCGGTTTGCGCGCCACCCTCGGGTGGGCTGGCATAGACGGCTTCCTGCACTCCGTCGAACACGCGGCCAATGAACCGGGCCTTCGTGCCGCCGGGGTGCAGATCATCGCGGACCACCCAGACGCCTGCATGGGTTTGAATGATCGGCACGGTCATTCCTGCGACCCCTCATCGGCGCTGCCATCGGCCTCGTCGATTTCGCCGAATTCCACTTGGCCGACTGCCTCCGTCGCGCGTTTGGGATCGCCCTTGCAGAACACCAGCACGTTCTGGTGGGTGCGGCCCAATTTGCGCGAGGCGGTGAACTGCCTCCCCGCGCGGATCGGAAGCGAGCCTACGGCAGTGACAAGGATCGCGTCGTTGTAGAACCGCGCCCCGGCGGCCTCGAAAACTTCAACCGTGCGGCCTGGCAGGTTGACGAAAAACCCACCTGCATCGCGCACGTCGCCGATCACCCAGACAGCAAACCGGTCATCGCGCAGGCGGGAGACGGTTCCCATGATAATCCGAGCATAGGCTTCGAAGAAGGCCTCCTTGCCCAGGGTGGACAGATCGGCCGGATCGTCGGAATAAACCTCAAGGTTCCAATATGGTGGGCAACTGAAGATCAGATCGGCGTCGACGCCTTTGGCCAGCGTGGCGATGTCGCGGCTATCGCCGGTGATCCAGTGCGGGGCAGGGCCTGCGCCCAGCGCCGCCTGCGCCTGATTGGCTGCGACCTGTTCG